TCTGTGTGGCCTGGATTTAAGTTATTTAAAAAGTCCATAAAGTTTCCCATAGTTTTACAAAGTTAAGAATTTTGGGGGGAATAAATCCCCCCGAAACTCAAATTTATATTACATATTATCCTGCAAAAGTAATAGAATCTACAGCGTTTTGGTGTACATAGCAAAACCAGTACGTACCATCAGCTATCCATTCAATTCTTTCTCCTCCTATTGAGGCCGCTTCTACAGTTACAGTGTCAGCTAATAAATTACTAGGACCGTCAGCTCCAGCATCAGCCGAACCCATCGCTACTATTGTATCAGCAGTAGGAGAGCTAATAACTATATCACCAGAACCTGATGGAGTTGCCGCTACTATCATAGTTAAGTGGCCTCCTTCTGTTGGTGGTGGTAAAGTAATAGCTGAATCAGAACTTCCTGATTGAGTTAAGAAAATTACTTTTCCAAAGTCATCGTCTAATAATACTGTAGTTGCATCTGTACCCGCAATTCTCATTGTTGGTGGACAGTATTGTAATTTTGGAAGGTGTTTTACGTCGCTTCCAGCAGCATCTGTAGTTTTTACAAAACCTAAGATAGCTGTTCTTAATCTGTTAAAATCAAATTTTATTGCCATTTTTTTATTGTTTTTGTAGTATTGGGGGGCTTTTTATTTTTAACCCCCCTCTACCAAGTTATTTACTAAAGTATCCTAGCTAAGCAAAGTGTTCTAGGTATACCAATTAATTATTATACTACAGCAGGAGAAATGTCTGAGATAAGAGTACCAGATTTTCCAGTATTTACATCTACAGTCATTATTTGTCCAGCTCGTAGTGATGCAGCTTGTTTGATAATCTGATTTGCTAAAGCTTCAGAATATCCACTAGCGCATGTTATAGTCACTGTATCTAAAGCAGCGTTAGCACCAACTCCTAATACGTGAAATACAACAGTTGTAGCAGTAGTTAAAGTGTACTCTATTGTATTAGCTTTCACATAATAGAAAGTGTTTGCTACGTTTGCACTAGAAGCAACGTCTTGAAATTTAATATATCCTCTCATTTTTTTTGTTTTTTTAAGTTAAGTCTAGAGAGGGGGAGGTTAATCCCCCTGTGTAGACAATTAAGTTAATTATTACGAAACACTTAAGATACCACAAGACAATGGGTTTCTAACAACGATTCCAGTTTCTGAAAGCACGTGGCATTCAAACTTGTCATCAGCGTTAGCAGCTAACATTGCTTTTTGGTCATAAGGGTTTACCATTCCAGCTACATACTTTTTAATCATGCTTCTGTTTACTCCTTCAGCTCCTTTAGTAACTAACTCTACGTTAGAAACACCAGAAGTTTTTCCAAAGTCCATAAACACCATCTTAGCAGATTCTTTAAGTCTGTTATCACCAAACGAATTAGTTCCACCAGCAGTAGAGTGTAAGTTAGGGTCATCAAATACAGGACAATGAGCAACGGTAATTTTGTTACCTAAAGCACTGTATGAAGCAAAGTTTGCTCCTAAATGAACATCACCATTTACACCAGCCATAGAACCACCAGTCATTGCACCAGCAGGAGCAACAATAAGGTCTTTCATAGCTCTGTGGAATGCTAATCTACCTTCAGTACCAGTAAATACAACCCACTCATTACCTTCAGCAGCAGTTGCGTTTAATGATAATTTAGCGATAAACTCAGTAATAATATCTTCAGTTAAAGACCCCATTGAATATGAAGCTTGGTTAGAAGAATCAATTTGAGCTAATAAACCGTCTCCTGAAATTACAGAAGACCCCATAGTACCTGAAGTACCAAGTATAGATGAACTGTAAGCTCCTGGTCTTTGAACCGTAGTATCTGTTACAGACTTTCTACCATACCATCTTTGTAATTCTTGTTGGTACATAAACTCGTCCATCATTTGTTGTTCTCTTGTAAAGTACCAAAGTCTTGAACCATTATTTTCAATCCAAGTAACGTCAGTTAAATCTTTACCAGTAACTGTACACTTCTTTCTCATTGTAGTTAACCAGTTAGTATGAGTAGAAGGATAAACCCAATTCTCACCAACATCAGCTCCGTCAGAACCATTAGGGAACGCAGAACCAATAGAAGCAATAATAGCTTCATCAGATACATCTGATGTTTGTACAGCATTATTAGCTCCATCTACTGTTTCAAATTTTACAATTCTATCACCAGAAGCTCCTTGACCTGAATCATTAGCTCTTGGGTCCTCAATTACAATTGCAGTAGCTCCTGACTGAAATCTTACCATATCCCATTTGTTTAGGAAGTCTGGAGTTCTACTTGAAGCAGTTCCATCAATAAGAATTTCAAACGTATCATTTACAGCGTCAGCTGCTGTCCAAGCTCCAGATGAAGCAGTTGGTGAATTAGTCCAAGCAGTATCAGCAGATACACCTTTAACATAACCAGTAGAATATGATGGAGCATTGTATCTTCCCATCACTTTCCATTCAAAAGAGTTGTCACCTAAGACTTTCTCTTGTGCGAAACGACCTGTTCTTTCTAAAAGATAAGTCGCAGCATAACGAGGATACTGTTGAATTAGAGTCCTTGCAATCTCTGGGTATTGCATTAAGGCTGTATTCAAAGCATTCTCAGCAGTAGTACCACTTCCGTAGGTACCTGTATAAACTTTTGCCATTTTTTTTAAATTTATTAATTAAACATTTTATTTATTGCTCAATTAACTTTCAACTATCGCAGACTTTGTCTTACTTTTTGTCTACTCGCTCATGAACGCTGATGGGTCAAATCCTTTGCCCTTAGGTTGATAAGGGTTTCGGTTTTTCCCACTATTAAGGCTTGGCGATTGTATTTTGTCCATTAGACTCTTACTACCTTCGTTACGACCTTGAGAACGAAGAATGTCTTTGATTTGGTCTTTATATAGCAGAAACATAGCCACGTCTGCAACATTGGCATGACTTGCCCAAATTTCTTTTGCCATATCTTTAGTAGCAAATCTATAAACCTCTTCTTTCTGTTTTTTTGTAACCTTACCTCCCATGAATCTTTCCATATCTTTTAAGTGAGTTTGCAATCCTTTTCTTGCTTCACTTATTTTAGCTTCCTGCGCAGCTTTTGTTTCTGTCATATTTTTTGACAGTTGTAGTTTTTGTGCTTCAATTGCTTTTTTAATAGTTCTTTTTATCTCTCTACCTTTTATAGTAATTAAACCATTTCTAAGCATTTTATCTACTGTATCATCTATTTCAGATTGTGATAATCCGTCAGCTTTTAACTCTTCTATAACTAATTCTTTATTTGAATATGATAGATAATTTTCTAATGTATCTATTTCTGGACTATTAATTTCTTCTGGTGTTGAATCTTCTTTTTTACCAAAAGCTTTTAAGGTTTGTCTTATTTCTTCTTTTGACGCTCCTTCTATTCCTAATTCTTTAGCTACTTTATCCCAATCTAAATTTTCTTCTGACGTTGATTCAGATGTAGCTTCCCACTCATATTCTTCTTGTGGTTCTTCTTCTTTTAATTCTTCTTCTTTCTTTTCCCATTTCCATCCATCTTCATCAGTTACAGGCTCACCTTCATCATCTACTTCTGTTTCTAATTTTTCTTCTGTAGATGTTCCAGCTACTTCACCGTCACCAGCAAATGCTAATGGATTAAAATCGTTTAAATTGTTTTCTTCTTTAGCAGGAGACTCTGCTATTGTCTCTTCTACTAAACTTGATTTTTCTTCTGACATATTATTTATTTTTATTGTTCCCTATTTTGCAAATATACGAATTATTTTGTTATCTTGTCTTTTGCTCTAACTTTATCCTCTGTTGATGAAGATTCTTCTCTAGAAAAAGAATTTTTATCTTTTGGAGAAGGACCTTCTTTATTTAGCTCATAATCTGCTAATTTTTTTGCAAACTCAGCTTCTTCAGAGGCGTCATGTATATCTCTCTTATCTTCTGATTGTATTTTAGCAACTTGTAATCTAGATTCAGCTTGTATTTCTGCAACTTGTATTTTAGCTTCATTATCCATTTGCTTAAGTTGAGCTTCCTCTTCAAATTTAGCTTTTTCAGCTTCTTGTTGCATTTGCATTTGTTGCATAGCTTGTTGTTGTTGTTCAGCTGCTTGTTGCTTCATTTGTTCCATTCCTTGTTCAAGTACTTTTTCTGCTTCTGTCATTGTATCAGCTTTTAACACCTTAAGTATATTTAGTAAATCTATACTTCCTGATTGTAAAGCAGATTGAGCTAATCCTTGTACTACTTGTTTCATAGCGTCATCCTTACCACTATCTCCAACATATACACCAAAATCTTGTAAAGCAACATCAGGCATTACGTTTAAAAACTTATAAGCTCCGTCTCCTAATATCATAGCTGCTTTTTTACCTCCAGCCCAAGCTATTTTCATTATGTTACAAAGTCTTTCTAATACTCTTTGTTTTACTTCGTTATGTGAATAAAACCAAGATTCTGTAATTGTTGAAGATTGTACCACACTTCTCTGTACGTTACCTACATATTCATACTGGTCTACCGCTCCTTCTCTTTGTCTTGTCACTCCAGATATCTGACCAGCCATATCTTCTAACATAATCTTAAGATTAATTAGTTGTTGTACAGATTGCGATAATGTAAAATCAACTTGTTGGAACTGATTAAAACTACTCATCTGTCCTCCCTCGTCTTTTGAGTTAATTGGTATAATACCATCAGTTTTTAAATGATATAATACAGTTTGCATATCCATTCCTACATTTGTTGGTATTTGTGATGTATCATATACTACAGCCTTACCTCCAGAACGAGCCATAGCTAGTTCAATTTGATATATTACAATATTATACAGCATTTGTGTATTGTGCAATAAATCAACCATAGACGTAACCTTTCCCGTTGTATTACCATATATACATCCAACATAAGATAATGGAGTTTTTCCAGGATTATCTACAGACCTAACTTGATTATCTCTTCTTTTACATTTAACTAATATTTTTCCACCTATTTTAGTAGCTTCCCAAATATCGTCTACCCACTTTATTTCTATTTCTTCTCCTTTTCTTTTTCTGTATGTATCTTTTACCATTTTTCTAAATGGTCTATCTGGGTCATATTTATTTTCTGATACTTTAAATTTAATAGCTCTTAAAGACTTCCACTCTGCAGATACTATACGTATACGATTTTCTTTACCTCTTGAACTATCTATCCATGTAAACTGACTGTTATAATCATCTAAATCTTGCCCGTATAAATATCTCATTTCATCTAATTTCAATAAATCGTCTTTTGTAAGATATTCTTTATATTCGTCTGCAATTTCGTTTACTGACAACCATCTTTCTTCTCCAACCCACGAAGCGTCATCTAAATAGTCAGAATGTACACTTGCATCATATATTATAGACCTTGGGTCCACTCTACGAGCGTGCGGGTCTCCATCTATTATATCTATTTTATAAAACTCTTTTCCTGTCACTAATAAATCTCTAAAACCTTCTTTGAAAGAATCTTTTAAGTTGTGTCTATTCATTACATACTCTAATCCGTCTTGAGCAGTTTCTTCTACCATTTCCCTGTAGTTATACTTCATGTATCTATCAATATCATCTGGCACAGGCATTCCTTGCCCCTCATCAGTTATAGGAGCTCCATAAGTCTCTTCAAAGTCTGAATGAATATTCTCTAACAAAGATTTCATTTGTATGGATATTTTATGGTCTAATTTTCTTATAACAGCTTCTTTATTTATAGTAGAGACTTTCATGTCTACTGGTCTTTTTAAATCTTCACCTACTAACAAATCAATTTTTGGAGTAATAATAGGATAATTAACTAATCTTGCAGGATATGTTAATCCATATTGTTCTGTAATATATATATAATCATCTTGATTTATCTGTCCATTATATATTCCGTAATTAGCTATGTCCCTTGTTCTACTATCTTCATACGGGCTTTCTCCATAAGTCATATATCCAACGATTGATTTAAGTACCTGCTCGCACCATTCTTCGTTTTTTTCTTTTTCAGATACCATCATTGATGGAAAGTGAGTATAATTTGCCATTTTAATTTATTTTTATTGGTGTGCCGTTTATGCCACGTTTATAATATTTTAATCCTATATCTAATACATCTTGTTTTTCTTGTACTCTCATTCTATAATTATCTATGTTATGAATTAAACAAATACCAAAAGCCATAGCTCGGTCAGTATTTCTTAAACCATAATTAGCTAATTCATCTATTAAATCCATAAACCATATATCTTTTACATGCTCCCTAATATAATCATCAATAAGGTCTTCTAATAAAGCTTTTACTTGCTTATTCATGTGAACACCATATTGATTCCTAGTTTTAGAACCTGGATTATGAGCAGATTCTGGTTTTTCTTTCAAATATTTTAAAGCATTCATACGCTTGAAATAATCTAAAATACCTATCTTTGTATATTCTACCAACATCTTTGAGTTGTAGTATACAGCTAATTTTAAACATCCATCCCAAAAATCTTCCTTTTTCTTAGGTCTATCAGTATATTCCGCTACGACATAATCACTAGCTATATCTGTATTTGCAAATCTACGATAAATTATTGCACTTCCCAAAGATTCTGACGCTCCAGCTTCATCTTGGTCGTAAGAATCCACTCCTCCTATATCAATTCCGTTATATTCTGGCATTGGATGTGATAAAATTTTGTACGGTCCAGCAGGATGAGGCCTCCAAGAAACCTTTAAATCATGTTCTTCACCCAGTACCCAATCTAAGTATCCGCACTGTATTTGATTCTTATAATCTTTACTTGATAATATTCTACTTCTTTGAGCGTTTAATAAAGCAATATCAAATCTACTTTCTTTAGTATTTAAGAAAGCTTCCTCTATAGTTAAAGGATAATTTTGTATATGTAAGTTATACGCTTCATTATCTCCAGATTTTCTTATTGTTTCTCTTTCTGTTGTTAATTCTTCTTTCGCTCCTTCAACATCTTCCACTCCTGTTTCAATATCAAAAAATCCATAGTAAGCTTTTGACGCGGGTATAAACATAGGTATAAGATTGTAAGCGTCGTTACTGTAATACATATCCATAAAGTCTTTAGAAGCTTTTGATATGTCACCTCCAGTACCTCCAATTATAGGAACTCCAAATTGTACGTTACCATCCATAAAACAAGCTTTAGATGACATGTATGCGTTTTTTAAATGCTTAAACTCTCCCGCTTCTTCAAATATCATTAATGATAGACGTTCTCCTTTGAACACCTCTGGGTTATCCATA